GTCCGGTGACGTGAACTTGACCAAAGCACCTGGCTTGGCGAACTTCATGTTGGAAGTTGCGGAGTCCCCTAGGACCAACGCACCACCTGATGTGAAGTACCCTGTGTTGGTGTTGGTTGAAGTGGTTGTGGAATTCCATGTTGCGGACAGTGTGCTGATGTCCTTGGTAGCGTATTTCAGGTAGTAGAACTGCCTCGCATACGCCTCCTTCAATTTTGCCTCGACCGATGTGTCTATGGTCGACTGTATGTCACTGCGATTGTTGAATGTGAACGTGAACTGTTGTGTTGATTCTTCCCTGTACAGTATGCCGTCTTCCGCGAACACACTGACGTTGGAGTACGCTCCAGTTGGGTCTAGTATCTCCTTGGCCCTGCTTATCCCTGACGCTGACCTGTTCACTGATCTGACTTTCACTATCTCCTGTGACGCACTCAACGGAACCACTTGGTAGTCCTCCGCCGTGATCATCCTGTTCTGTGAATAGTACACCTGTGTGGCCTTCTCCTTGATCGAATCATTTGATTCCGTCGCGGCTGAATTGTAAACACTGGCCTTCAAACTGATGCTCATAGACAATGATTGTTGTGCACCATTGGCGTCCGTGTATGGAACCGTCAACTGTACGTTCTGCATGTCAGCTGACTGTATCGCGTACTTGGCGTTGTCACTGGTCCTGTAGTAGATCCTGAAATTCCCCAACGGTAGGTTCGAGAAGTTACCATCGCCGAACACAAGGTCTATCGCATCGTTGTTCTTGGTCACCACGTTGTAGGTGTTCCTCTCCGCCTTGGACAGTGAATTGTATATCGCGTTGTTGCCAGACAATGATGGGACTTTCGTCCAAGACTCCGATAGCTGTCCAAACTGGTCTAACTTGTACAGCCAAACATCCGAGTTGTTAATGTTCGATGTGTTGAAACTTTTTATGTAATTTGTTATCGCAGTGTCGACAGCGAACTCTTGGTTCTGCATCTGACCCTGTTTGAACAGGAAGAAGAACCCTGTGTTGTTTGAACTGTCTCCTGATCCGTCTGATCTGTATGTGTATGTCAGTCCTGTTCCTGGTACCGGTGATGATTCATATATCGATTCGGAATCTGTTATTGTGCTGGGCACTATCTCGAACCCTCTCGTTGTGCCTCCGATTGACTTTGAAAATTTAAATATTGGAAGATCCAATTGGTTAGAACTCAGAGTGTACACTTCCGTGCTGATGCCACCTATGGTCGCCGACTCCCTGGGGTTTCCAAACAGTTGTCCCGTCTGGTTGGCCGCGTTCAGGATCGCTGTGAACTGCTCCCTGTAGTTTGAATTTGCACTATCATTCCAGATGATGTTTGAGTTTGCTAGGTTGGTTCCTGAACTGTCCTGCACGTCCTGTGTAGTGGATATGCTGTCTATCTTCAACATTCCTGTCGCCGGTTGATTCCTCTTGGCGTTGTAGTTGATCAACCTCGCCAATCTCAGAACCGAATTCCTTCTCTCTGCTGTCTCTAGGAAGTTCTCCCTGGCGTTCAGGTCCACCCTGAAAGAGAGTGCCTGTGCCACGTATGCGATCAGGTCTATCAGTGCAACGTACTCAGAACTCTCCACGAAGTCGTTGAAGTCATCCGGGTAGTTCTCACGCAGGTATGCCACCATGGTTCTTCGTAGTGTCTCGAAGTCATAGCTCTTGAAATCTGCCTGTTGGAATGACTGGTAGATCTTCCTCCAATCTTCCGCTACTAGTAATCTGTTCTGTCTATCTGTTGTGGCCATAGTATATACAACGATATTTATGTGTTAGGAAATGTGCGTGTATTAAGATAGACGCAACAGTGAGTTCTCATCAAAGTTGAATCTCAGTTTCTCAGTAATGTTCAGGGGAACATACGTTATAGTGGCCTGTATGGCTATGCCCTTGTCCGCTTCTGATACTAGTATTTCGCTTGTGCTGATACGTGGATCAGCGTTGAGATTAGCTGTTATGTCATCAACTATAGCTTCTTTGAGTGCATCCGTAAATGGTTCAAATATGGCATCGTATATCATGGTGCCAAACTCCGGGTTCTCCACCCTCTCACCTTTTCTCACGGATAATCTATTGATGAGATCTTGTTTGGCAACTTCAAAATCATACATTTTAAAATTCTGCTTGTCCGCACGTGAACTGAAACCTTTAAAAGTAACTGCTCTATTGTTTAGGTTCAATGTGTCGTCTTGCTTTGCCATTAATTTAATCTCCTGAATTCAACATCCACTTTGCTGTAATCCACCATGTAGAATCCTGTGTCTGTCATTTCTCTCGCCCATGGAACTTCCTGGGCCATCACGCCCTCGTATGTCCCATCAGTATGTTTGTATTTAAACGAATATATGTTGATGCCCGAGGGTGACTTGCCAACTAATTGCACGTCTTCCTTGAGTCTCGCATCACTGAATCCTTTAAAGAAACTCGACACTGCCTTGAACGCAACCTTACCGTACTGTGCTAACTTCCCTTGTACAAAACCTGAGGCCATGCTGGTGATCGTGCTTTGATAACTTGTGGCTTTACTTTTTAGGTCATTCAGTGATGAAATGTTTAGTGACACAGGGAAGGATAAACCGACAATGTCTTTGGCGTAGTTAGATACCTTTCCCGACACCTCGGCTATGGTGGGGTGGGCCATTACTTTTGTTTTTACATTGTTCAGTTGTGAAAGATCCAGCGTCACGTTGTTGCCCACAATTTTCCTGATCTGGCCGGACACATCAGCTATATTAGGTTTGACTAGTAAATCATTTATTTTGTTCAATTGTGAAAGGTCCAGTTTCGTGTTATTGCCTACGAGCTTTTTTATTTCTGTTGATGCGAAGTCCGATACCTTGTTGTTGCTCACACTGACAATTTTGTTAATCTCGGCTGTCACAGCGGATATGCTGTCCTTGGATAGCAATCGTTTTTTTATGTTGTTCAGGTCCTGTGCTGACACACTAGGATTCTCTGCCGTTATACTTGCTATTATGTCGTTGATGTATTTCTTCCTTATCGCAGTACTGCTGGTCCTGGTGTATGGCTCGTGTGTCACGAAGTCAGACACAGTCGTGCTGTTCTCTATCTTGTTGGCTTTACCTTGCTTGAACGGTTTTTCAGTGTCTATGTCTATGAGACCATCAGATACTCTTATGCCGACTTGGTCATGCTCTGGTACCAACCATGAAGGTCCCCATCCTGGTCTCGCACCCTGTGAGTTCATGTGTACTTGGGAACCTGCCAGGTCTATGTTTCCGCCCGCACCGTGCATCTGTGTGCCATTTGTAAAAGATGTTATCTGTGTTGCGGCGTAACTTCTCACTGCTCCCTGTGATGAATTATTAATTGAATTCTTCGCCATCGTGTTAACATTGAATCCCCCGTTGAGATTGACATTCTGCTCTGCCGTGAAGTTCAGACTGCCCTTTGCATGGAAGTTCACGTGCCTGTCCGAGTGTAGGTTGAAATCCTGTTTGGTCCTCATGTTTATGCCACCATCCGAGAACACACTCACTGTGCCATCTTTCTCCATCTCTATGAATGCCTTGCCCGAACCGTTGGCAATGTACACCGTCCCTTCCGTGTCGTGCATCAGGATCTGGTGCCCACTTGCCGTCCTCAATCTCGTAAGTTGGTTCGTGCCGTCTACCGCACCGTCGTCCATGACGAAAGTGTGTCCTGTCTTCCTGGTCACGTAGTCCTGTGCCCCGGAGTCTTTTGTGCCCACGTTCTCTTTTGTTGTTGTGGTATCTTTCCTGCCTGGTGTGCTGATACCAAAAACTTGGCTCGGTGTCTCCCTACGTGCTGAACTGGAGGTGTTACCCCTGATGTCGTCCGCACTAAGACCCTGTTTCAATAGTGTTTCCGCGAACGGGTGTATGGGTTTTGGTATTGATTCATAGTTGCCGTTCTGCAACGCACCCTGCCTGTTCCTGTTCAGTTCTCCTGCTGGAACATTGGTTGATCCGTATTTTGATTGCTTGTCTTGTTGGAATCCTGCATCTGCTCCTTCGAACGTTCCGTCCAGTGCGTCGTTGGTGTTGGTGCTGGATGCTATGCCCGGCATCATGTGATTGGTGTATGGGTCTTGCACACATCCTATCCAGTAGGCCTGCTCTAGTTTTCCTTCCGCGAATATGACCAGGACCTTTGTGCCTATGTCAGGTGGCACTGCCCAGAAACCATATGAGTGCTGTGAGTCTTCGAATTCCGTGCCTGCTCCCTTGGCGTACTGCTGTCCCTTTGAGCCATAGAAAGGCGTCAGGTATTCACAGGTTATGAGTTGTGCATCCGACGGATCAGTAGTCTTTGACATGCTTGGAATATGGACTTTCAATCTACCCATCCTGGCGGGGTCTTTGTTGCCCTTTACTATTCCTAGAAACGGTCCGGGATTCTGTATTGTCCAAGACTTGTCATTACCACTGTGTGGTATTGATGAGTGTCCTTTTAGATGATCGTGTAATGCCATTAACTTAAAAATCCTTTAATTTTATTTGTTATCTTGTTCTTCACTCTGCTTATGCCCGAACTTGCCAGGTCTTCAAATTTTCTCTTTATACTAGTTAAGTCTGCCAGTCCCTTGGCGAATGGATGATTGGAATCAATTATTTTTTTTGCTTCGGCGGCTGTTATGATTTCAGTCATTCCACCTGTTCTATCGATCACCGCGACCCTAGGGGCCGGGTCAGATATACAAGCACCTTGGTTGTTGAACCTTGTGAGGTGCAGAGTGTTCCTGTATTGGCCATCAACGAAATTGTGTTCTACCCTTATCACCTGGTAAAGGCCGCTGAACTCCGCTGACTGATCACTCTGTAATTCATACACACCCGTCTGATCGTTCAGATCCGTGGGCATTCTGAAGTTCAACATCACTATGGGTTTTGCCACGTCTGTGTTGTAGCAACGTAATTTTTCGTTCCATATAGCATTGGCGTTTCCCCTCCAGGCATCTATTTCCTTGTCTTGGTAGGATCCTGCTTCCGTGAACAGTCCCTCTGTGCCCATTGGTATGAATTGCGATTGGCTTATCCACGCAGGATCTCCCAGTATCTCCATCTGTATGTTGACCATGTCGGCCAATGGATTGGTTAGTGAGTCCATGAACGAGTCCAACTGTGCGGACGTGGCACCACTTTTACCTGTTCCCTCGGATTTTGCTTGTCCGGGTTCTGATTTCAATAGTAAATTTCCATCACAGAAGATGTCCTTTGCAGTAGAGGTGCCTGTCTGCTTGATATTCTTGTCGAGAATTATGTTGGACCTTTCATCTATGGCCTCAAAGTCCTTCAACCTCGACTGGAAGTAGGCCAACCTGTAGTTGATGTTTAAATCTAAAATATTAATATTCTCTCCTGTGAATAGGTAGTTGTAGGTCTTGAACACGAACGCCTTGAAGTTGTCCCCGGAACTTATGCCCGGAAGAGGCAAATTGTATGCATGTATCTTGAATGGCTCCACGTAGTACACGACCCGTTTCGAATTCGTGGCCCTCACCTCGTCAAATTGATCCAATGGTATAACCTGTGTCCTTATCTTGAAGTAATCAAAGTAGAACTCCTTGGCTTTCTCGTACACAGATTGGGCTCCTCCCTTTAACTGTGCGGCACCCAGGGTTGTACGACATTTTTCCTCGAATTCTTGTAATTTTCTGTCTGTGTATGCAGGAGTGCCCTTCATGAATTCCTCTAGTATCTTGATCACGTTCATGCCACTGGTCACTGTCATGTACTTCAACGGCGGTGTTGCCCCGAAGCCACCTTCGCCTCCTGCATCTTCCTCCTGTTTCAACATTCCTCGCTGTGAAATCAGCTCACTTGAAATTATCTGCTGAGGATCAAGCCTGGGGTCTATGACCACCCTGAATTGGTCTGACTTACCTGCCTCGGCCTGTGATCCTTCCTCGTCTGTGTTCTGCTTGTTCATCAGTCTCTCCAATGCGATGGCGGCATCTCCGAGCTGGCTGTTTTTTGATAGGTACAAATCTCCCGATGTCCTAAGATTACTGTAGGTGTCTGAGAATCCAAATTCCGGCCATGGTATGGAAGTCATGTTGTACACCGTGCCTCCGGCCGTGACATCCAACTGCATGTCGATTATCTTTATAGGTATGACACGCTTCATGGCTTTCGCTTTTGCATCACTGGCCACACGTCCGAGCTCGTCGAACCCCTTGAAGTCAATGGTCAAAAGGTATGGTGCATCCAGATGATCTAGGTAGCCGTTGTTGATGGCCGCACCCCTGATCCTCTCCAACAGTGTGATTCCCGCTGGCTCGACTATCTCCATGCTGATCTTAGTAACCGATGTCATTCTCCTTGATGAGTTCAAGGCAGGAACGGCGTCCATTGACACATTCTTGATGTAGATATCCCTGTTCTGTGCCAGCACCCGTTGGCTCTTCTCGACGGCACCTTGTGCCCTCTCGTTCTTATTCAGTATTGCCTGGTTGTCGGCACTCAATGGGTTTGGCGAGTTGTCTGCGTTGCCAATCCCACCACTCCTCAATATGATGTCGTGGGGTGGATTGTTAAGTAGGTTGGGCTTGGTTATTTCTTCCTTCGTCAGTCCACTCAACGTGAACAATGACGTGTATGATGCGAAGTCATCCAGTGTGTTCGGATCCGACACGTTCAGCACATACTTTTCGTTCTTGGTGGTTTTCTTTTCTGTGTTTACGTTTCCTGCCTTGTAGTCAGAATGTATAGTGTATAGTGACATTGGTTATATTCCCAAGTCTTTGAGCAAGTTCTCTTTCTTTGGCAGTTGAATTGTCACTCCTGGTTTGAAATCGTATATGGGATCCTCTATCTGGTCTGGATTCCTCTGTACAAACACCCACCACAGCCTTGGTGAGCCGTATAGGTCATAGGCCAACAGGTCAGGCCTGTATGCGTATGTCCTCTCCACGGTGTAACTCTGGTCATCCTGTTCCGCTGTCAGCGTCCGTGGACTTAAAATATCTAGGTAATCCGCAACTTCCCTTGTCTCGAAATATGGTGATGTGTTTGAGTACTTGGCCATTAGATGAATCCTACCTCGTTGCCCTTGCCGTTAAGTTCGCCGTTCACGAATTTCTTCATAGAGAAGTTCTTGATCGAATCCCTGCTGTAGATCGGTGTCACCAGCACTGAGATGTTTGACAGTGTGGGTGCCCACGTCTGTGAATCATCTAGTTCCGGTAATCCCATACGTTCCCTTGTCCTGGGTGTTGAGTAACCGTCTGGATTCTGTTTGGTGGAAATGTAGTCAATGCCTGGTCTCAACTCAACGTTGAATGTGTTTATCACCACGGGTACCCTGTTGAACATGTGATCACCATAACCATAAAGATGCATGATCGGTGGTGGATTGCCCTTGAGTCCATTCAAGCCATCTTCCTTACCAAAGAACATCTTGGTCGCTGTCCTTAGGAAATTTATTGTTGCCACCCAGTGTTTGGCGTCATCTGAATTCTGCACGGGGAATTCTCCAATGATGTTCATGGAGTCGACCTGTGAGTTCTGGTATGCCTGGTGTGGATAGTTGCTGTGTACTTGATCCATAGCGTTGTAGTTGGCAGAATGCTGTATCACAACCGCCGGTGTCAATGGCCAAAATATGCCCTGCGATGCGGCCAGGGGTTGCATTATGGGATTGTTAGCGAAATCAAAGAACTGTGTTAGTGGGCCTTCCGGCACCTGCAATCTCACACGCCAGTCGGTCTTGTCGCCACGTCCGGACCACTTGGCCCTAGCGTTCACTATCCTCGAGTCGGTGGAAATACCAGCACCCGTTAGCCTGGCCAGGGTCCTGTTGAATATGCCTGTTCCCACGTTCTTTACTATCTTTCCAATTTCTCCAAATGCCATCTTAACGGTTGCTTTCCTTTGTTAAATTCAGTATACTTAAACTATATTTATAGGCATTTTTTAGGCACACTTAATTACCCATACGACGCGAATCACAACAACATAAGGTAAACGAATTATGAAGAGAGTCAAGTACCTAAACAACAGAGATCTGCTGGCACAGATACACTCCAGCAAGAACACCTACTGCTCATACGTCACACCCGAGGATGCAAGGTTTGACCTCATAGTGCCCAACCTCAAGAAGGTCAACGCCAGTGCGGTGGCACAGGCACGTAAGGCCAAGGCCAAGAGGCTGACGCAGGAGGCGTGGGAGGCGGCCAAGGATTCGGGTCTAAAGAAGATCAAACTGGTGGACTACACAGTGAGTCCCAGGAAGATAGAGAAGACGGACCTGGTGTTCAGGGTAATGACGTTCGATCATGTGCCCATGGACGACCAAAGAAAGAAAAATCCCAAGACGACGGCGGACCATCACAGCAAGGTCAACTTCCCACCTTTCCAACACTACAAATTTGATGAGAAAGACAAACTGGTGTGCGTGGGCAAATCACACTGGGAAGGCGGCATGAGCAACGGCCACTGGTCAGTGGACCACGGCAAGATGACCAACACGCTGGCACTCATGTACATGAAGTTGTGTGAGAGATACGGCACAAGGGCAAACTGGCGGGGCTACACCTACAATGACGAGATGCAGTCACAGGCCTTGATGCAACTGAGTCAGATCGGATTGCAGTTCGACGAGTCAAAATCAGACAACCCATTCGCATACTACACCGCGGCCATAACAAACAGTTTCACTAGGATATTGAACATCGAGAAGAAGAACCAGTCAATCAGGGACGACCTGTTGGAGTACAACGGCATGATGCCCAGCTTCACAAGACAGA